ATCGGAGATCCTTCTGACATACTAGCTGTTTAAGTAAAATTAAATCAAACATGGAGAAAGACCATGCTACCAGAAGAAAATGTAGTACAAGACGATGACTTTACTGAAGTTGAAGTTACGCACAAAGAAGAAGCAGCAGCCGAGAAATCAGCAAATGTTTCTCCCCCTGAATCATCCGCCGAACCGGCTGAAAAAGAAGAAGAGCTAGAACAGTACAGCACTAAAGTTCAAAAACGTATTGATAAACTCACCAGGAAACTGCGTGATTCAGAACGTAAAGAACAAGCTGCCGCTCATTTTGCTCAAAATGTTTATACTGAAAATCAACAATTACGTCATCGCACTCAAACAGTTGATGCTGGCTTTTTGTCTGAATACGAAAATCGTATTAAGGCTCAAGAAGCGCAGGCTAAACAAGCTTATCAAGAAGCATTTCAAAGTAATGATTCAGAAAAAATGACAGACGCTCAAGGCGTATTGTCAAAAATAGCTGTTGAAAACGAGAGACTTAGAGTAAGTAAAACGCAACATGAAAATCAGCAAAAACAAATAGCATCTCAACAACAGGCACAGGCGTATGCTCCTCAACCTCAACCACGTGTTCCCGACCCTGATCCACAAGCAGTAGATTGGGCCGAAAAAAACGAATGGTTTGGGGATAATGAGCCTATGACATTAACTGCTTTTAGTATTCATCGTGACTTAATTGAAAATCAAGGTGTTGCAGTTAATTCAAAAGAATACTATGATGAAATAGATAAAAGAATTCGGAAGGAGTTTCCTCAGAAATTTAATGATGAAGAAACAGTTGAAACAACAGACAGTCCAGTTGCCCAGACTGTCGCTCCCGTTTCAAATGCTTCCGGAGGTGGGCGTAAAAGTAAACGTATTCGACTATCGAAATCGGAAGTTGATATGGCAAGAAGGCTAAACGTGCCGTTAGAAGAATATGCTAAATTCGTCAAGAGGTGATAATTATGTCAGATGAAGACGCAAGATCCAGGACAGAACTGGATTCAAGAGAAGATGAAACGCGGGAGGAAGAGACCGCGCGTAAACCTTGGGCTCCCCCCCAAATGTTGGAAACTCCGGAACCGCCAGAAGGCTATCATTATAGATGGATTCGAGCGGAATACGTGGGACAAGAAGATCGGAAGAACGTAATGTCTCGTACCCGTGAAGGCTATGAATTAGTCAAATCGGAAGAGATGGGTGATTTTGAGCTTCCTTCCATGGAAGATGGAAAACATGCAGGAGTGGTAGCCGTTGGAGGTTTGTTACTTGCCAAGGTTCCTATTGAGACACGCGATGAAAGAAATGCTTATTTCTCAGAACGCGCTGCCAACCAAATGAAAGCGGTTGACAATGATCTCATGCGGGAATCTAATCCAAGTATGCCTATCCTTAAACCGGAAAGGCAGAGTAAAGTAACCTTTGGTGGAAGTCCCAAAAAGGGCTAACACCATTAATAGGAATGTAATATGGCAAATAAAGACAGAGCATTTGGGTTAAGACCCGTTCGTGTACTGTCGGGTGAATATTATGCCGGTGGACAAAATAAATTCACGATTGCTTCTAGTTACGACACTGCTATCTATCAAGGTGATATAGTAGCTGCGGTAACAGCAGGCAATGTTGAAAGAATCGCAGCAGGTGGCTCAGGCTACGTGTTGGGTGTTTTCAACGGGTGTTTTTATACTGATCCTAATACATCTAAACCTACCTGGAGCAATAAATATCCGGCCAGCACTGCTGCTAGTGATATTGTTGCTTTTGTGATAACTGATCCTAATATAATATGTGAAATTCAAGGCGATGCCGCGTTCCCTAGAGCGGATTTGTTTGGAAATTTTGATATTGTGGACAGTTCTCCGGTAGGAGACGCCTACTCCGGTAGAAGTCATTTAGAGTTAGGAGTGTCAACTGGTGCAACCACCGCCACACATCCCCTTAAGGCTATTGAAATTTCACAAGACCCTGAAAATTCTGATGTAGGAAGCGCTAATACTAACGTTCTCGTTACTATTAACAATTCCTTGTTTTCAGCAGGAACCACAGGGTTAGCATAAGGAGTATAGGAAATGGCAGCAATTTCTAGAGCGCAATTAGCGAAAGAGCTTGAGCCGGGTCTTAACGCCTTATTTGGAATGGAATATGACCGTTACGAAAATGAAACCAAAGAAATCTACGACACGGAATCTTCGGATCGTGCGTTTGAAGAAGAGGTTCTCATTATCGGATTTGGGAATGCTCCAGTTAAGAACGAAGGTGACAGTGTTAATTATGATGATGCAAGTGAGGGCTATACCGCAAGATATACGCACCAAACAATTGCATTAGCATTTGCACTAACAGAAGAAGCAGTTGAGGATAATCTCTATGACAGGCTTGGTTCACGTTATACGAAAGCGCTTGCGCGTTCGATGGCACATACCAAACAAGTTAAAGGAGCAGCTACTCTTAACAACGCTTTTTCGTCATCTTATACTGGTGGCGATGGCGTAAGTTTAATTAACAGTTCCCACCCTTTAGGTGGTAATGCTGGAACATTAAGCAATCGCCCAAGCACTTATACAGACTTAAATGAAACTTCACTTGAACAGGCAATGATTGACATTGCTGCGTTTACGGATGACAGAGGTATGATTATTGCGTTACAAGGCATGAAACTTGTAGTTCCGCCTAATTCGCAATTTATCGCTGACAGATTGTTAGAAACCCCTCTACGTCCAGCAACAGCAGACAATGACATCAATGCTATGCGTAACATGGGAATGCTTCCAAATGGATATGTAGTCAATCACTTTTTAACAGACACAGATTCTTGGTATGTTAAAACTGACTGCCCAGATGGATTTAAGCATTTTGAACGTGCGCCTCTTACAACTGCATTAGAAGGTGATTTTGACACCGGCAACATGCGTTATAAGGCAAGAGAACGTTACAGCTTTGGCTACAGCAACTATCGTTGCGTGTATGGTAGCTCAGGTGCGTAAGCTTTAAGTTTATTAGGAACGCATGGTTATGACGTTTCTCACTCAATCATAACCAAAAAGGGAGTCTTTGGACTCCCTTTTTTTATGTGCTATCCTATCTTTTTTAAATAACGGAGAATGTTTTATGTGGAAAAAAATTGTAAAATTTTTTAAATGGGCAGCAACTTATGAAAGTGACAACAACAGTAAGAAGAAAAAAGAAGATGATGCAGCAATTATCAGACGCGCTCAAGATAAAAAAGAAAAGGTTCAAGAAAAGTGGAGAGAGAATACTGTTTGGGAAGAACCTAAGCGAGCAAGAACTGTTAAAGGCAGATACAAAGCCGATGACAAATCTACTCCTGACGTTAACGAAGCCTGGGAAGATGGCACAGCGCCTAAAAAACAAGTTCCGCGCCCCAAGTATAAAAAGAATCTCTAAATGTACGAATATAAATGCAGTCCTATTAAAATTGTTGATGGGGATACTGTGGATATTCTCATTGATGTCGGTTTTTCTATTTTTTATAGCAGCCGTGTGCGTTTATACGGCATTGACACTCCTGAATCACGTACAAGAGATAAGATCGAAAAGAAATTTGGTTTATTAGCCAAAGAGTATTTAAAAGCTTTTATTAAAGAAGCCGGTAAAGATTTAGTTGTAAAAACTCATAAAGACGCTAAAGGAAAATACGGACGTATTTTGGGTGAATTGTATAAAAAAGATGAATCCAAGTCAGTGAATCAAATTATGATTGAAGAACATTACGGAGTAGCTTACACCGGACAAAATAAAAGAACTGTAGAGCAACAGCATTTAGAAAATAGAGAAAAGCTAAAACACTTAATAGATTAAAATGCCCACTTTGCTGCATCCGGGAACAAAGCAAAGAGTTTTATTTGTGCATGTACCTCGCACCGCCGGAAGATTTATTAATGAGAATCTTTTATTAAATGGAATTATCAGTGAGCAGGATAATATTTATGGAGAGATAGACGGTACCCAGATAGATCATTTTCATCAAGATTTATATGAAAAACATCTTAACGTTCAGGATATTCCTCAGTTTGGAGTATTTAGAGACCCGGTAGAAAGATTTTATTCCGCTTCTTCATTCTTGCTCCATGAATACGGAAATAAAATAGAAAAAGATTTAAAAAGTTACAAAAAATTTACCAAATTAATAAACACGCTTATTAATACACAAGCTAATAATTGGTTTAGACCGCAACATGAGTTTTTTTCGTCACACACAAAAAAGTGGAAATTTGAAGATGGGTTTGAAAAATCTTTCTTTAGCTGGCTTAGTGATATTTTTGATACAGAAATAGTCAAAAAACAAAAAGGCTTTAAACCCAATTTTTGGGATGGAAAAACAATAGAAAAAGAAGCTATAATTACAAGCAACATTAAAAAGTTTTACAGGAGAGACTATGAGTGAAAGAGAAAGATTCTCTGGAGACATGGACAGAAATGAGGTGGAAATTGACCTCAATAAGTTCATGGATTTATTGCAGGAAAAATCCGCATTAAAAGACAGAATTAGGGAACTGGAAGATGAAGGAACCAAAAACCCTCATCAGAAATGGATATTCTTAGCCCAAGCCGTTGATAGCTGGCGAATATTTCCCAGAGCTTTTTTAACTGTTTATATCTTTTTACTGTATTACACGGTGATGTGGTTCATGGAATTGCCAGAGCCTAGCTTTGAACAGTCTGGTTTAATATCTATAGTAGTAGGTGCAGGTGCTGCATGGTTTGGGCTTTACGCAGGAACTTCAGGTAGCTCTAAGAGCTTTAAAGGTGAAGATAAGAAATGAAACAAAAGATAACCTTTATAGGAGTCTTA